GAGGCCATACTGCTCCATCATCTTCTTGGCTTCTTCAGTGGGCTTGATAAACGCCTGCATAGCACCACGCACACCAGTTACAGCTTCAGAAGCGTTTAGGCCACCCCTAGTGAGACCGGCAATCAAACCAGTGGTCTCCTGGAAAGAAATGCCAAGCTCGGCAGCAATAGGGATAACCCTGCCCAAAGAAGCGGCGAGCTCCTCCGGTGCAAACTGACCAAGGCGAACAGCCTCAGCAAGAGCATCCACAGCTTCAGTGCCAGACAGAACTGAAGGACCATAAGTGTTCATGGATGCTGTTGCCGCGTTAGCCAAAGCGCTCATGTCACCAAGACCGATAGCTGCACCCTTAGCAGCGGCCTCTAGGACACCTGTTGCATCAGCGCCACGCAAACCAGCAGAAGTAATGAAGAACAGTGCCTCGGCAGCCTCGTTAGCTGAAGTGCCGAAAGCCGGACCTAACGCGAGAGCTGCTGCCTCAAGGTCATCGGTTTCCGCTTTAGACAGGCCCACCAAACCTTGAATCTTTGCAAAGGAGCTCTCAAACTGTGCTGCCTCACGCACAGACACAACAGCCACAGCAGAGATAGCAGCAGCTGCAGCCCTACCAACCTCCACAGCAAAGTTATTGAAATTAGCTAAAGCCTTCTGAGCTCCCTGCAAACCGCGATCATCAAACTTAGTGACAAGAGGAATGAAAATTGCCATTAGCGTGCCGCCCTTAACCTTGCGATCTGTTGTGTCGCATCCTGCATATACTTCTCAATCGCACGCTTACCGAGCCCCTCAATGCCCTTGTAACGCTTCACAGCCGAATCAAACACAAAGTATCCTGCCTTGCCTTTGATGGGCTTAGCTTGGCGTATACCGGCGTTGAAGGCCTTTCCCTGCCCTGTCACCCTGTGCTGGAAGCCTGGGATTCCGTTTTTTTCGTAAACCTTGGAGAACTTGGATCCTGGCCGAGTGCTATTGCCGGCAAGCTCCGCATAATCAAAACCGATACCGCCACCAGTCCGGCTCCCACCAGTGAACTTCATGGCAAGAATCCTTGTGCTCCCACCGCGACCCCTACCAGGCGTGAAAGACACAGAAGCTTTAGGCACACCAGCCCACCTAGTCACACCATTCACAGGATTCCCACCCCTGCGAGTGTTAGGACCCATACCGGACAGTGGAGGAGTTGCAGGAACATCCCCAGCAATCTCAGAAGCAACCGAAAGAATAGACGAGCGCATATCAGCGCGCACCTTATTAGCCACCTTGCGATCCATACCGCGCAGAATGTTGCCCACATCAGCGAGACCCTCAACGCGCATCTCAGTAGCAAGCAAAGCAGACTCCAATCCTGCTTCCTATTCTATCGCTTGCGCTTGCGTGGCCTCTGGGCTGCCTTCACCCTCGCCTCAAGAGCACGCTGCAGAGTAAACAGCATGCGAGGTGTCAAAGCGAGAAGCTCATTAGGGCTTATGCCGGTCTCAACCGCGATATTAGCGATAAGCCAGTGCGCGGAAGAATCCCCTAAGCCCTCTATTCTTTTGGGCTTCCAGCCTCCACCTTGTCCACAGACTCAACCCACTTCTCAAAAGTGTCCTTAGTTTGACCGGTCCTCTTGAGAACATGCCATGCAAGGTAAAGAAGGTGGGTGATTTTGACCTCAGCACCTAAGCGTGCAACGCTCAAGTCAAAGTGAGACTCAAAAGCAACCAGGTCAGCTGCAACACCAGTGACCTCTGTGGAGGTTCCATCAAGCAAAGTGACAAGCAGATTGAAGTTCATGTCACAGATACTACCTTATTTAGACAGTACCCCTGGTGATTGCGCCATCCACCGGAAGAGTCAAATCCATCGTGGCTAGATCCCCCACATTTGCGGAAAATGGGGTGCTCTGAACAATAAGCGCGTTGAACCGGTACTCAGGATTTGCCGAGCCAACAGCAGAACTGGTTGGCTTGATGGTGATAGCCACAGTCCCACCCAGGTTGCTGAAGATGGTGCTGTCAACCGAGCCCACAGCAAAGTCCTGGTGGAAGCTGAGAGTCACAGAAGCATCCTGAAGTCCGGCAATATATCTGCGCGCAGTGTTGCCAAAACTGGTGACTTCCAGTTGCTCCCTTGTAATGTCAAGGGTGCATGCGGCAAGCTTGCTAGAAAAATCAACAGTGTTGATCGTAATGTCGTAATCTGTAGCTGAAAAAACTGCCACAATGTCTCCTTAGTCTGCGTAAACTATGGCCGCAAACTCTGCTGCCAAGTATTGTTGCTCCCCTAATGTTATCGCACCAATGTTAGTCATCTCTTGAAGCTTCACATCAAAAGCTGAACCGCCAAGAGTGCGATCTGATTGCAAGGCAGCCTTCACACCACCTGCACCTGTAGAGGCATAAGCGTTCAACCGTTGCTGTGCCAGGCGCTCTGCAACCTTGCCCACAATGACTGTGATCGTGAAGTTGTAAAGGACCAAGCCACCCTGAAACGCCTGATCATAAGTCACATTGTTTAGCTGGACCACAGCGATAGGTGGGTTTGGCTGGTCTGGGAGCTCTGCGCTAGTGCGCAAGCCGGAGATGGTTGCCAGGTTAGTAGCAATCCCATCCCTAATGTCAGTAATACTCACGCTAGGAACATCCTTCTGAAAGGCATAAGCAACGCAGAAATATCGGGATCTACAGCTCCCACTCGCATAACACCTAAATCTCCAAAGCCCATTACACCTGTAGGTGAATCGTAACGCTTGAACTGTCTCATAGAGAGAATGATGGTGGCCTGCTTGATTGCTGTCGGAATAGTGGCGAAACCCCACACCCCAGCAATCTGCACACTGGCCTCATTAGAGTTCACATTCTGTGGCTCATAGATGGGGAACAGGTACTCACCCACAGCCCTAATCTGTGTGTAAGGAGACCGGATTCCACCAGAAATCCCATTCAAAGGATTGAGCTGGTAATCGGTGGCAGACCAGGTTGTCGAAAACACCCCAGAACCATCAGAGTCAGTCTTCAGAAAAGTCAGGGTTTGCAGATCATCAATGTCCACAGTGAACACATCAGTAGGCCTGTAAATCCTTGTCGCGGTTGACTGTGTGAAAACGCGCTCACAGAAACCATCAATCTGTCTTGATGCAGCCTCAATGCTTATCTCAAGCAGAGAATCATCCTGAGTGTCAGCGCCTGGAATCCTAAGTGCTGCTTTGACATCAGAGAGTGTCGCGTAACCATTGCTTATTGCCATGAAAAGCCTCCAGCCTCTAGTTTAGCGCCAGAGTCCACCCACACTATTGAGAAAGAGCCTTCCTGAAGAAAGGCATCCAGTGGTCCTGCCAGACTCTCTCAACATCAAACTGCATAGCGAACTCCCTAGCCACTGTGGAAGTGTCTCTATCGGCCTTGTATGCCTTCTCAAGGGCTTCTACCAGGGAAGCGAGGACCGGAATCTGAAAGAAAGCGCTCTGGGGAGCATCCCAGAATGGTTGTCCGAGCACCGGAAAGCTGTCAGGGCTCATCAAGTCTGCTGTGGCCGCCCAATCCGATGCGATAGATCTCACACCGCATGCAGCGCTTTCAATAATCGGGACACCAAAACCTTCCCCATAGGTTGCCATCCACACAACATCTGAAGCTGTATAGATTGCAGCCATGTCCGCATCACTGTAACCAGTGCGCAACTCATCCCTGTTAGCGAAAGTCACAGCGGTCTCAGGCACACCAGAAGACTTCATTAGAGTTCCGAGGTGGAAGCCTCCGACAGCTGGCAGAACATCAGCGTGAATATACAGGTGAGAATCAGGGTGATCCTTGTGAAAGATACCGAAACTGAGGAAGAGCTCAGAAAATCCTTTGCGATGGACTACCTGGTTTGCCTTGTTCGCCATGACAGCTGTCACCAGAAACTTGTCTTTGCCAATGCCCATGAACTCCCTAGTCTCCACACCCCGAAACAGGTGCGTAGGTTTGAAAACTTTAGTGTCCACAGCATGCGGAATATAGTCAGCCTCAAAACCTGCTGCAGCGAGCTGTCTCTGCCCATGAGGTGCCATAGCAATCGGAGTCACATTGTCTTTCTCTAGAAAGCGTTTCACCATAGGTGGCATGGTGACATGATCTAGAGGAACCCAAGAATAGATGGGGATATCTGTTTGCAAGTCGTTGTAAACCCACACATCATAGAGAGTGAGCATGAAGTGAGGCAGGTTCTCAAACCCTCTGCGGTGATGTTCATGCCACAACTCCATCACATCATCAGAGTAAGGTTTGTAACCTTTGGGATAGATCGGCACATCACCATGCTTGGTCCGGTGTTTCGCAATGTAGCCCTCATTGCCATAGTTGGACAGCACACCAACATGAATCCCATGCCGTTTCATACGCTCAACCAACATGCTCACCTGCACTGAATAGCCGGTGGGAAGTCCTGGTGAGTTGGATGCGATAGACACAACACCCTTGAGTTTTTCTATAGCCATGCGCCCACAATAGCAAAAACCCCCACCAGTCACTAGGACCGGCAGGGGTTTCTGCTTGGTAGCTTTTCAGCCTTATGGCATCAAGAGTGCCTTGATGTGAGCACTGCCGTTAGCGACAGCGGCTCCTAGGCGGTAGGTGTACCTAAAGCCAGTAATGTCATTGGCAAAATACGCATCCTGAGACACTGCCACTGACAAACCGGTTTGTACGATTTTCACGCTCGGCCAATGTCCGAAGAACACCGGCTTGGCTGCAGAGGCAATGCTGGCAACGGCAGGATTAACTATCACTGGAATACCAAGGATGGTCGAAGGACCACCAGTGACAACATCCAGGATGTAGGTTCCATCACCATTCTTGAGCTTGCGAATCGCGCCCAGAGTGGAGTTGTTCACCATATAAGCCGCCCCTGGGAGCTGCCTAACGAGGCCATCAGCGCTGAATTGCAAATCAATCAATTCGTCTGCGGTGATAGCGGTTGCGGTTCCAGCAGTTCCACCAACACCAGCAACAGCAGTGACAGCAGCGTGGACAACAGCGTTGACTCGCGTACCGATTGCATTGCCGGCCTGTTCAGCCAGATTCTGCTCTAGTGGGAATCCAACATCGCTCAAAAGTTCGTTTGAGATTTTCGATATGAAGCCCTGCTTTGCCAAACTAACGAGCAGTGAGGAGTAGGTTCCCTCAGACTCGGAGATAGCAGAACCAGCAGCAGACTCAGCGGCGGTGGGGTAAGCGGTCATCACAGGGATGCGCAGATCCTCACCAGAAGTACGCGTGAAGACCTCAGAGGTCTCAAGGTACGGTCCAACCAGGCGAGCCAGGTTGTAAACGCGGTCCAAGAACGAAACTGGGACAGTGTTAGCCGAAGGAATCAGCGTGGCACGCTGTTCAGTACCGAAGTAGTGCTCGCGGATCTCTCCACGCGCCATAGCTCGGAAGACCTCCACATCGGAGCGAGCCTCAACAGAAGGAGCGAAACCGCGAGAAGCTACAGAAGCCTCAAGAGCGCGCTCTTCATTGCGGCGTGCAACCTCAAGCGCTTCGTCAGCGCGAGTGATGTCAGCCTCAATGCGGTCAATTTTTTCTAACTCAGCCTGGGAGATCCCACGCTTGTCCTGCTCGGCCAAATCCAAAACTTCACGGATCTGCATGGTCAGGTTAGCGCGGACTTCTTCCTGAGTCTTGATGAACTCAGACATGTAATGTCCTTTCAATAATGATTGTGATTGTGTGGTAGCGCTGCGGTGGTGACACTCAACAGCTCTCAGCAGCGGTAACGCACAAATCTGATACCTCAATAGTACCAAGTAAGGCTTACCTTACTGCTGGGAAGAGAAAACCCTGGCCAGCCGAAAGGGGAAACTAGCCAGGGAGAAACTCGCTAACGCTGTTCAACAGCCCCAAGAACGCGAGTCTCTTTTTCTCGCTGCTGAACTGTACCCTGAACAGGGCTCACCCTCTTTGGTGTGTCAGCAGGATCCTCATCCAACGCGACAATGGCATCAGCGAAAGCCCCAGCCATCTCCCTAATCACACCAGAGACAGGATTCCCTGCAACATCAAGGATGGCCTGTTCAATGTCGTTCCTGGAGGCCATTAGTAGCCCATCAAAAGTTGCAGCTTCTTCTTCTTCAAAGCCAGCATCTCTAAACCGTTATCCAACTGTCCAGGTGCCTCAACCGGTGCAAGCTTGTCCAGAACAGTTGTAATCAGGTTGCGATCATCAGTGGTGATGTCCTCACCGTTCTCAATCTTTAGCAGCGCATCAGCAAGAGCATCAGCATCAACCTCTGCGCGCTTGGCAACCTTATCCAAACCTCGAACCGCTGTGGAGCCTGCTGTGGCTGGGTAGGCAGGGAATGACACAATGCTGACCTCCCTGAGAACTACCTTCTTGAGAGTCCTCACAGAGCCGTCAACAGACCACTCATCACCACCGCGTGCAACAGTGAAACCGAAACTCATAGAATCAACGATTCCTGTGGAGACAAGCTCGCGGACATCATTGCCAAGAGTAGTGCGCGGCAGTAACGCCTCAACGAAAAGGCCTCGGTCATCTTCTGTCAGGCGTAGATTGCCGGCCCTTGTGCTGGCGAGCGGCTGGCCAGAGTCATGATTCCAGAGCATCTTTATGTCGTTGCGGTTGCGCAAAGAACCTCGGAAAGCGCCTGGAGCGATACGCTCAATGAAAGGCAAAGGCTCACTGTCACTGTTGAAGACTGCAGCGTAACCGGTGAAGGTCATGCCCTCCGGTGTTTCACGCAGTTCAAACTGTGCTGGATTGATGCGTGTTTCCATCTTGCTCAATGCTTCGCCTTTCGCGCGACCTTCATTCTCTGCTTCTATTCTACCAATCACGCCATCCGCGTAGTCCATAGCGCGTTGCGCAGACCGCCTAGTGGTGCCACCACCCCAAAGAGCGATAGCGACAACACCAGGGCTGGGGAAGTCATCACTGGTAGGTGAGGCGGCTGGTGCATCAAAGTCCACCATGTGCCTTGCAAGGAAAGCCCTGATGCGCACCCACTTGTCAGCTGTGACCGAACCATCAGCCAAAGCTCTAGCTTCACGCACTGTTGCAGGCATCAAACCGTCACCAGACAGGCCAGCCTCATGCCATTGCAAACCCCTCCGAGCGCTTGCACGCATGTAAGCCGGTGGAGTCAAGTCAACCTGGCGAATCTCAGAACGCTCATCCAACCGGTCAATCAAAGTCAAGGTGCTGAATCTGTGACCGACAAGAGTGTCAGTGGGATTCCACTCGATCATGCCCTCATCGTTCTCAGACTCACGCCACACCCTGATAAGCGCTGCAGGGTTGTCCTCCGAGCCGTTGATTACAAAGTCACTGTCAGGCACATTGATCTGACCGTCAACCACAATCCGAGTTATCTGGCCCCGAGCCATACCACCGGAAGAGTCCCACTCCACAAAGTCACCAACAGAAAGCTCACCAGGTTCAGCTCGGTCCTCACCCTCAACATCAGGCACCTCATCAGTGGCCAAAGCAGTAATCCCAAGCGCTCGGAACCTTTCGCGGTTCTCAGGATCATCATCAACCGCAACCATCACATTGTAAGTTTCCAGAAGCCTCTCGGCCACAGCCTGCTTGAAGTCTGGTGTGACAGTGTTCACGCTAGGTTGCATAATCAGTTGGTCAAAGTCAATATCCAAAGAGTCAAGCTCGGTCACAGTTTCTTCCCTGCGATCTTCAGCGCGACCAGTCACAATAATGACCTCAGTGTCATCAAAAGACTCCACATAGTTCACCACGCGGTCATTGCGCATACCATCCACAATGAGAGTGCCGTCAATGTCCACAAT